ATGTTTTTACTATCATATGCTTCAGTATTATTTAATAGGTCTTTTATCTTTTGCTTACCAGCCTTTACCTCCTCACTAGCCGCTGCGTACTCTGGACTATTTTTGTCCATCTCCTTCATCTCTGACTTACGCATACGAATGTCGTAGCTGATGTCTTCGATTTGGTCACGCGACGTGTCAGTAATCTTTCTCCAAAGAGGATTGGAAACGATGGCTTCCATGTCGCCATCTTCAGCCTCCATAGCATTGATAAGGTCCTTGGTATTGTTGTAGTGCCTTACAACAGCGCCGCCAGCCACTTGAGGGGAGGCAAGGATGTCATTCATCTCCTGCTGAAGCTCTGCTACCTTAGCAGCCTTCTCGTCATCTACAACGCCCGACTTGTTGTCTTCTTCAATCTGACTTTGTATAGCCTTTGTTTGCTGAAGAAGAGCAAAGGCTTGGACTTTCGATTCCTGGTCTAACCCTTTCCAATTGGTGTGAGTAGAAAGGTTGTCGAAGTTCACCTTGGCATCCTTCATCCTTTCAATTAGGATGGATTTTTCTTTTTCGTTTTTAGCAGATGCAATTGTCTTAGCGTAGTTAGAAACAGCTTCATACATGAGCTGATTCATGTCTTGAGTTCCCGCATCAGGACGGCTAAATATATTACCCGCCGTACCACCAACAGCACCACCGGCAATAGACTCTACGTAAGGATCAATATTGTCGAGATTTCTAAAATACTCAACTTGACCAACCGCGTTCATTAATGCTTTAAACGCATTCTCCCCCGCAGTTCCTGCAAATTCTTCGAATGATTCCGGTAACGCAGCAAATATATATGACTTCATTGAGTCGGGGAGAGCATCCAAGGCAAGCATCAATGCTTCCTTGGCGGTCTTACCTTCTCTCAACGCCCCTAAAATCGTCTTCCTAGCAGCCGATGGCTCGAAGTATTTTATATCGGGGATCATCGTTTCCACCGAAGACATAACAACAGAAAGACCTTGAGTTACGCCAGCAGCCCATTGAGGACTCTTGCCCTGCTCTTTGGCAATCTGTAAACATTCGTCATAATAATCAGCCTGTGTTGTTAGGTATGAAGTACCCCAAGTAACCGCGCTCTTGGTAAGGTTTGATGCATTTCGAAGCAGCCCACCAGGACCAGCGTATAACAGGATGGAGCCAAACACACTACCGCCAAATTGGAATGCTTTGGTAGTTGCTGAAACTTGGTATCCAAACTTCTCAAGCGAACCAAAACTACCTTCTCTTTCAGCTTCCATGTCGCCTATGTAGTCATAGAGCTTTCCAGTCCAGCCATAACCATCTCCACCACCTAAGCGAAACATGATTTCGGGAACCTTGGCAACGCTGAGAACACCTTCTCCCACAGACTGGGTTGTAGCACGGCCAAACTCAGTAGAAGCAAATCGGCTAATCAAACCGGGGCCAGACCAGTCAAAAACAGTCTTTAATCCCTTCATATACCACGGCATTGACTCAAGTTTTCTTCCTAGTTCGGAATCCTCGCCTAATGCACGGTATTCAGCCATTCGCTTGTTCTCACGGTCCATGTTCTTAGCTTCAAAATAGAAGCTGCCAACACGTCCATACACATCGTTCAAGGCGTCTAATTTATCGGTAGTAAATCCGTACTGTTCATACAGCTGTCCTGCTGACTCAAGCTTATCAATCGCGTCCTGGTTAACCCCTGTTTCAAGCTCTATTTGAGCAATGCGATCATCAATAGCTTGTCTTCTTGTATTAAGGTCATCCATGTTTGGGAACGATCGATTAGTCTCTTCAAGACGTCGATTGTATTCCTCCATTATCGGGATGAACATCTCATCATATTTCTCTTGGGATATCGTTCCGTTCTTTAGGCTTTCGTTCAGCTTCTTCATGGTCTCCTCAGCCGGGGCCGAGAAATTCTCCCATTCAGACTTTACAGACTGTCCCTTTTTAATGGCCGCCTCATACTCAACTTTAAAAGCATCAGAGTCTTTTTTCATCTCAGCCATCTTGACCTTATAGGTATCCAGCTTCAATCCGTCCTCAAACTTTGTAAAACTCTTTATGTCGAATTGCTGTGAACGAGCATCTGCACTCAACGCCTCTATCGCAAGACCCAACGCTTTCTTCTCAATGTCAATCATGAACTTCTCGTCTGATCCACTTCTATCAGCATTGCTTCGAGCGTATTCGTACTTCTCCTTCTCCATTTGAGCAAAGGCAGGATTAACCTTTGAAGCGTAAGCGAAGTAGTCATTGATAGCAGCTTTCATGACTCGGTTTTCAGCCGACCCGATGCTTATTGTGGGTTGCTTGCTTTTGTCTACCTTTTCTTTCTTATTAGAATCAGTAAACTCATACTCCTCTTCTTTTTGCTTTTGAATCTCTCTGATGTCTCTTGGATCTAAGTAATTAAATTCAGAACCTCGATACATGACGTACGCGTCAAGTTCATTCTTCACGCCACCGGCGCTTAGTTGTTGGTCTCTTGTTATCGCGTAATCACTCTCTAACTTACCGATGTTATTTGAAAGCCATTCATTGTGACCAGAAGCGCTTTTCTTTCTGTAATCCGCACTTCCTGTACTAGATAAAGAGACGTATGAGGAAACCAAGCTGTTAACAGCTTGTCGCATACCATCAGTCATCCAATTCTTGAGAAACTTCTTCTCAAGAGCATCTATGTCATTAAGAGCCATAGACTGGGCTGCACTTAAATACTCAGCCATTTGCTGTGGCGACCAGTTGTTATCGCCCATCAAACCTATCTCGTTAATCTTATCTTTGGCCTGCTTAATACGCTCAATGTGAGTTGCAAGAGATATGTTTTGCTTTTCACGAGTAAGGCCAGTCTTTTCCTTTGAACCCTCCTCTATCTTGTAGAGAGAGTCTTTTAAGACTTTGGTCTGAGCATCTGTTTGGGTTTTAGCGGTTTCCGGAGTAAGTCCTTTGACTGCCACGCCCAAAACAGGGTCAACGTAATCCTGACCTAATGCTCCGGATTGTTTTGATTTTCTATACTGCGTATATACGTTAAAGGTGTTCTCAATGCTCGATGCGATCGCATCATAATTAGCCTTGTTAGGAGCCTCTTTCTTGAGAGATTCCAAGTTTTCTTTAGCGCTGTTATACAAACCGTTTATTTGGCTTTGTATTTCAGCGTATCTCTGACCTGATAGGTTAGGATTAGTAGCCTCTACAATAAGTTTTGAAAGAGCTTCTTGAGTGTTGTATACGTCCTCAGTTAACTTACTTACGCGAGATTTCTTCTTTGAAGACTCTACTTGCCCTTTTAATTGCGCGGATGAATCTGGTTGACCAGTTTCTACAGGCTTCCCAGGCTGTTGTGGCTCTTCCTTTTTTGGCTCCTGAGATGTAGGAGCGGGTGTTGCGGATGTTGGCTGCGATTGTTGCTGGGTCTGGACCGGAGGATCGGTTGGTTCCGTAACTTCTTTTTTTTTTTCAGAGAAAGCTTCGGGGAAATCATTCATGAAAGCAGGAAGCTCTGATTCTGAAATGTTATACGAAGTTTGTTGACCATTGTCTTCAATGGTGTAAGACTTAACTTCTTCAGCTTCAGGGAAATCCTTCAAAAAATCGTTTACTTGAGCGTCGTCAATGTCGTAAATGGTTTTATCTGCTATTCTGAATTTTCTTTTCATGTATATACAAATATATTTATTTACCTTCTCCTGTTATATCAGTTAACTTAGGTTCACCTATAGCTGCTGGAAGATTAGATGCTTCATTTGATTTCCATTTCTTTTTAGCTCCAGCCAATTCCTTTTGTTCAAATGTGGCTATCAAATCTAATTGTGTCTTTGCGTTCACAGCACCAATATCTTGCTGGTCCATTTTCTGAGGAGTGCTTAATGGTACACCGTTTCTTTCTCCGTGAATCCAATAGTCATAACCACCCATGCCATTATTAGACCTTGTAATGTAAGCAATTTTATACGTCCACTGAAGATTTCCTGCTCCAACGGTTACGGTCAAATCACTCATGCCCTTTCTTACTGCGTAAAGAGTGTTTACGTTTACGTTTTCAGCTGCATTTACATCGTTTGTCAAATGGTCTTCATCCCACTTAAAGCCTTGAATATTAAAACCGTAATCGTTCTCCGCTTGCTTTTTACTTTTCAACAATGCCTCTGAATCCATGAGCAATCCCGGACTTAAATCGGCTACACGTCTTGCAAACTGCTCTGGAGTCTCCTGATCTGTTTCACGATTTAACTCATACATCCGCTTTCCAATACCACTAGTTGTACCCGCCAAAATTCTTCTGTAAATATCTTCAACGTCGGGATAAGTGGCTCCTTTCTCGTCTCTATGGAAAACCTTGTATTTCTGAACTACGTCGTCAATGGTGTACGGCTTTTGATATGGACTATCTTCCTCATCAGCACTCAATCTTCTTCTGATACGCTCTTGGCTACCCTTCGTGCTTGAATCAGCTAAATATTCATCTCCCCATGTATTAAACCAACCCGTATCATAGGTCTTATTATCTCCTAAACGAACCTTCTCATGGGATTCGTTATAATACTTTTCATTGGCTTTTGCCTCCGCAGCGCGTCGCTCAAGTTCTGCCTCTGCATCACGGATTGCTTTTTTGTCAGCGTCCGACCATTTTTCTTGGTCGTATACCCCGCCAGCAGAAGCCTTTTTTAAAGCCTCCTCATAAAGTTTTAGAGCCTCGTTAATGTACTCGTCGTCCTGCTTCCAGACAGTGGGCTTTGTGATTGTAAGCTCTTCAAACGCCTTTTTATCCTTCCGCTGCTGAATCGATCGATTAGCCTGCCCTTGGGCAATCTTATCAAGCGTATTCTGCATAGATTGCAGCCCGGAAGTAAAATCATAAGCTCCAACCGGCGTGGGTTGAGCGCCTACTGGCAAGCCTGTACCTGGGTCGATTGTTTCTTCCATTTTATGCGTTACCCATTATTTGATTAAACCTATCCCAGCTATCGCCTGCTGCAACGTATGGAAGACTGCTTGACACACCACTTACAGTTGCGTTTACACCCGCGTTTATGTTGCCCGCTCCAGTTTGGGCATTCTGCATATACATGGCGCGAGCTTGATTATACGGGTCCATCTTGTTTGTCTGAAACTGATTGACTTGCTGCTCGGTTAATTCGCTCAAAGCACTCGCATATTTATCGCGCTGACCTATCTGAAAATTGGCATTCTCCATAGCATTTTGCTGCTGCTGGATCATGTTTTGACCATACAGGTTCTGCATTCCCGCCAACAGGTCCTGTGAGCTTTGAGCGCCACGAGACATTGCACCACCACCTGCCGCCAAGTTCATAGCGGCCATGTTTTGCATATTCTGATAGCCGGGCATATCGCCCTGCCCGCTGTAAAGCGCGAGTTTTTGTTTTAGGGCCTCTGGGGTCTCTAGCATTGGGCGCCTTTGATTTTTCAAGGCTTCCATAGCCCTTTTTTTCTGTACAGCACCAATAACGGTCTGGGTAAGGCCAACGGCCCCTTGAATTCCCCCAGATATTAAGCCCATTGTAAGTGGATCCATAGTTCGCAAATTTAAGATAAAACACCCTTAATTCCAACAGAGAAAAGAATCGATGACTGATCCGCTAGTGACGGGTCAAAGTAAAGATTGTGAGTCAAGGCATTTGCCCTAATATCCTCTCCATTCAAAATCGCTCTATCGCTATTGTACCAAAATCCCGTTATGCCAATCGTTCCAGGTCCTTGATTAAAAAGCTGAATCAAGGTCTCATCGTCTGGAATGCTATACACCGCAGATGTAACCCGGCCAGAGAATATGCTGCCGTCAGTCTGAATAATGGTTATGTTTTGGTTGTTCAAGAGCGACTGATCACCGGGAACCAACCAACCATCCACAGGTTCTGTAGGTGGGTCGTAATTACTTGTTGTTGACGTGCCTGTACTAAAGAATCTGGGGTCGTACAGGTTCTTTCTGTAGTAAACACTGGCGTACCCCTCATACGTGTTTATGATATTTGCCGGCATTGAGGTTTTCATCCCAAGCGGGTAGCTCCGGTTTGGTTCCGATGAAGCCTCAATAGAGAATATCTCGTCAGAAATAAGATGTATGTCCTGATATCTCTTGAGGGCTAGTGGGTTTTCATTTGAAACAAAGGAAACCTTTTGAATGAATGGCTGACCGTGGAAATCCCAGTTTCCGTATTGGTTGTGGAGGTACATTTGGTTGTTCACGCCCCATCCGACAAGCGTCTGACCAAGGTTACAGAACTGCTGGAAGTTGTAGTCATACGTTGACCTCCATCGCATATTGACATAATCAAAAACAACGTGTTCATATGTCGAGTTGCTTGTTGTGTACCAATAGGCTGGCACATTGAACTCAGAAGCAGCCGGGCCTCCTGTATCTAGGGAGAATATAGTGGCCGGAGGGCCAATTGGCGCAGTGGAAATTGAGTCAACAACCCCAGAGTACACGGCGCCATTTTCGTGTACTATGATCATAAATTGACCAAACAGATAAGAGTAGTCAGCAGCATCCCTAATTATCCAGGACTCTCTGTTATCTAGTGGAGGATTAAACAATCCAAACGCCTCCCCGGTGAACGGTCCACCAAACCTAAACGCAAAACCAACCTCCCCAACCGTTTCGTTCACGTATGTGCGAACTAACGGGTTTGAACTAGCGTTGTATGATGCGGCGAGTTGCTTGGTCTTTGTTCTGAACTTGTAATCCTTGCCTGAGTCGGGGTCTATCTCACTTACAACAGTTTGTCCGTTTCCTCCGGAGTACACAAATACCCCCGCCTTGTTGTCAAAGTAAATGGTTGTTCCATCAGGCAGTATTGCGTTAGCGCCGGAGTCAGAACAACCAAACAATGTCTTGTAGTCAAACCAAGAAGCGAACGTCCTGTTGGATACTCGAACGGTGGAGTCGGAGCCTACCTCATTGGGGTAGAACTGAATGTAGATTGAGTTCTCTTTCCTCGGCTGAAGACACTTGAGGGTCTTACCTTCACGACCCGACATATACGTCCGAACAACTGGGCCGAACAAGGGGTTCATATCCTCAATATTGTCGTTTGACAAAGAGAAAGAAGACAGCCCGTTTATCTGAGTGCCGACAATGAACGAGTCTGAGTGAATAGCCGTTGCTTGACGGTGGGTCATCTTGGCATTTTGGTCTTCTACACGTAGTCTCCCGGTATTGTGAATGTCACTTGCCCAATAATCAGAATAATTTGGATCTTCCGCATAGTAGTAATATACAGAATCTCCACTCATAAGTCCTGTTTGATAATTGCGCTGGCGAACATAAACATCGCCATAAGACAGTGGGAATCTAGCGGGATTGACGCTATTTAAATTATTTACTTCTTGATCGTCATAATTCAAAGCTACATAAGCTGTGTTTGCGTCTGGAGTTATGTCTTGTAAAACTAAAACGGTAATATTCGTGTCTGGATTGTATCTAGCCTCAAGAATTATAGTACTTACTTGAGTTGAAGTACCATCCAAATTATACACAGACGTGTTCCAAACCGAACTTAAAAGATATGCATAATTTCCTGACAAATAAAAATAATAACTAGTGCGTAATCCAACCAAAAGATAATAAGCTACAGGTGATCCATGCGCTCTATCTTTGGTGTGTGGGTTAATTATTTGTATCGCTTCGCTAGCATCTTTCCATGTGCTTACAAAAATACTACCCGTGTCATCGGTAGATGGACGGGGTGTGTATATTTCAATAAACTGCCCAAACAATTGGTCTTGAACGGATGCCTGGTCAGGGTCAATCATTGTTGTATCAAATATGTTTGTAAAAACAGTTTGACGCCCATCATTACCGCCAGATGGATTATATCCAATAACATCAAGCTCAAGATAGGGTAAGTATGGAATAGATGAAGCACTTGAAGCCGCACCAACCGCTCTCCTTCTTATGAATCTGATTTTATCCCCAACTTTTATTTGATGTCTGATTTTAGCTCCAATATTTTGATTTTCATAGTATTGGTCAAGTTGAATAATGTATCTATTATAATTATCAGTATCCAAACGTATAGACGAAACATAAGGCGTACCCGCAAGAGCGGGCATATCGTTTGCGTTTGTAGTGTATTGTCCAAAACTTGCAACCTCAGTCGCTGGTTTTGCCACAATCCAATATCTATCTGCCCAAATTGGTGGTATATGGTCTATCTCAAATTTCGGATTTATAGTAAATGGATTGTCTTGATTGCTTAATCCAGATCTGTCTATATCGTAAAACCAAGGAACGAATAGATTCATTGAATCCACAGTATATACGGTACTATCTCTATACGCTCTATCTCCGTATACAATTCCAAAATCATGTGTAGCTCCAGCCTTTAATGATGGCGCCGCATTAGTTGTAGTTGATATATATGATGTATAAACTCCTGCAAGGGCAAATCCGGGGCTTATATAAGAGGGAAGAGGTCTCCAAGGTCCACCTTCAGCTAATGTCCACCAATAAACCAAACGACTTGGAAGTTGAAATGCAACCCCTCCTTCTACTGGCATAAAAATAGTTGAATTACCAAAATGACCCGTTGGTAAACCTGCAAATGCACAAAACTGAGCGCAAATAAGGTTTATCATGTACAGATTTTGGTCATATATGGTTGGCTCAAGAAGCGCTGCTGCTATATCTGCATCAGTTGTTGTGTAAGTAAAGTCACCATAAGAAGGAACCTGAAGAATTATGCCAGCACCGGAAACAAAACTAAAACTAGCATTCATTTTAGCTGTTGTATTCAATGCCGCAAACTCAATAAATCCAAAATAAAAATATTCTTCAGCAAAATATGATTGAATCCAATTAGTGTTAAAAGAAATGGAAGAGATAATATTTGGAGTCATGTTTATCTCGTTCAAATTGTAATCAACCTGAACATCAAGAATCTCATAATCCGCAGTCGGCTTGTTGTATCCTTCTCTAAAATTCACATAAGTCAATTGACTTGTTGGAAGATATTCCTGGCAATCAGCAACAACTGGAAGGCGATCGTAATTTTTTATTACATCTATTGCTGGAGATGTAGAAGCCCCACCATAATAATTTACGGTGTAATATGTATTGTCCGAAATAGTATCTTGAGTCTTGTCTAATTGAAGAAACACTCCAAATGGTGGTTCTGCTCCAAAGTTGTCCTTATCAAACTGCTGAACGGCTATATTGAACTTACGAATAATTTTAGGACCTGTAAAAAAACTGATGCGTATTCCGTTGTCGTTATTTAAAAACACCCAGTTTGTTCCTGAAATAAGTTCAGACTGCTCAGGCAAATCCAAATTGGAGTACATTGACCAAACACCAACCTCGTCGTTCTCGTAAATCGGCTGAATAATGAACTTGAATAGTTTGTTGCGGAGTTTGTTGTCTTGTCGTGTTGTATCAGTAAAGTAACTAACGCGAGGGGGGTCCATTGGCCACTTGATAGCATCAATGGTCTGCAAGGTTATTACCGTGTAGTCTCCGTCAAGCGCCTTCTGCAAGTTGATTTGATACGGGGGGTTGAACAAGCGGGTTCCGTCCGCTTCATACATCTGATTGTCCCACCGGCCGTCTGTCCATTTGAGGATGTCGTCAATCACATTGGCGTGAAAGATTGGCCACTCACGGCTAAAATTCAATACCGGGTCCGTAACAACAGGCGTATGCGTCTGCTCATCAATGTTGTAAACCCAAATCTGGTGATTTAAGTCAGCCTTGAAAACAAAGTAAACGATTGAGTTCTGCTTTAACCACTGAGTGGCTCCGATAATTTGATCCTGAATCTCAATATCAGGATTTGGAATCAACAAGGTTCCATCAGAAGTTTCTACCGCGTATGCATTGCCGGAGTTGTAACCCAATCGGCAATATGAGAAATCACGATAGTCCCCCTTGGGTACATTCTGGGGGGTGTCGTCGGTATTTATGCCGCCGCTAAAAACTATGCTATCGTTAAACTCCATTATCCTAAGTTAAGTTCTGATGCTTGTGCAATTGCGTCAATCATCTCCGTTAAACGAGGCGCCTTAACCAATAGATTTGCGCTCCACTGAGCCGCCTCATACTGCATTTGTAATTCTTTGTATTTTGATTTGTCTTCACTACCTCCTTTATGGAAACAGTATTCACTCATCAAGTACAATCGGAATGGCTCCGCGTAAGCTACGTCAATCAACGTGTTTTCATTTACCTCCGAACCATTTGAAAAGTATTCTATAATCAATTGACCATCAGGTATGTTATGGTCAAATATGATGTTGTTACCATCTATACGGTAATAGTTCTCGTTACGACCACCGCCTATAGTATAATTTGGGTAATTGTAAAAATAACCAAAATAACCACTTGGGAAAAAACCATCTATAAGCGTCTGGTCAGTTTCATCTTCCTTACAGGAAAAAAAACTTTCAGGATATGTCAATGAGGTGTCCGGGGTTAGAGTCCAAATACGGCGTCCCGCCTTCAATCCTATTTTAGATATTCTTATGGAATCGCCGGGCATCGTAAACACCCGCGCACCCATATCCAACTTAGCGTAAATGGTTTTGAGCGACACGTTGCCGTCAAGTGGAGACTTCTCGCTCAAGTAGTCGATAGCCACCTGGGTCATCCACGTCAGTTCACGTCCCGCAGGGTTCTTCCCTAAGCGATATAGGGCCGACGTGGCGATGTATTTTATGTTCTTGATGGTCATTGTTTAGCCCCCGTGTTTTGAGCGTCAATTGAGTCGTTATTCAAGTCATCCTGGAACCCTTGGGTTGCAAGCACCTGCATGCACATTTGGAACAGCATCATCTCCCCCTTTCCTGTCTCGTCGCTTGGGATGATGAGGACATCGTCGTCTTCCATCTGATACACGTTGGGAACCATCGTCACTATCACGTCTCCCGTTGGTTTTTTGTTGAAACGCAGCTTGTCCTTAAAAAGGATTGCTGCCGAAGTGTTTCCACCACGCAGTACATTGAGCGCGGTTGATTCCGCCTTGGTCTGCACCGAGTATGCGTTAAATCCCGACGACTCGTCCTCCACGGTAAAGATTGCCATGGTCCCGGCGATGGGTTGAGGGTTCAAGGTCACATAATAGCCCTGGGCGTCAGTAGCCGGCGTGAACGTGTAAGGGACCGCCATGTCGCTTGCCTCATACGGGTCGCGTGACACGGTGTCGGCCAGGGCCAAGTTGATTACACGCGAGATAATGGAACGAGGGTACAGGCGTCGCAAGTCCTCTGGGGTGTCTCCCCCAGTCAACCTGTGCTGTATTAGTTCGATTGCTTGACGCTTGGTTATCATACTTTACTTGGCATTTGAGTCTGAATGTTCCATTGGTTTTCGTTACCAATACCGATGTAAGTCTTAATCAAATCAGTTAAATGGTCCAGGCAGCTTTCGGGATATTCAAATTCAACACTCAAACTAAGAGATCCAGCTGCTTCCACTGTGTTATTTGTATGAACGGTCCCCGGAGGTAAATATACAGGAATTCCAAATGCGTCAATGTCGTAGTCAAACACAGGCTGAATAGGCTCTCGTATGTAAGTAAAGGTTATCCGTGGCATGTACGGATATATGAAGTACTTGTCATTTCGTGTAACAAGTATTGGATCGTTTTCTTGTGGGTTGTCTACCGGGCTTGTGATCGAGTTACGCATCTTGGCGTCAAACTCGTGTTGGCTCACAAACTCCACGCTACGGTAGTTGGTCTCGTATGAACACTCCTTGTTCAGTATCTCAAGGAAACTTGCAGTCGCCTGATACCAAATGTCGGCAGGGATGTCCGCGTACCCACCGCGCTCTGGTCGCCCCGCCAAAACAGGAGTGAACGACATTGCGGGGTACTGGGGCGAGCCTAAGGTCTTGATGAAAGTCTGAAGGTCACTAGTAATCTCTCGGCTATCTTCAAAGTTGTCCACCAGCGTGTTTAAGTAACGCTGATTGACAATCTTAATCGCACGATTGAAGTCATCGGGCGTGATGTAGCCGCCCCTCAGGTCCTTTCCGGCTCTGAAGAGAAGCTCATCATATATTTGACCGAGGTTAGTAGTCATTATGGGTAAATTTCAATTTTGACAAACGCTCCATCAACCGCGTTTTGAGGAGTTTGACTTGTACTGTAAACGTAAACATCTATTATTGTTGTAGATGTTATTAATGCAGCAGTTACAACTAATCCACCACTAGCTTGAAAGAAAAAAAGTGTTTTAGACGCATTGAAAATAGCGCTTGACGCTGTAATTCTAAATTGCCCAACAGCTGGATTAGTCAATGTAAGTGTAGCACCTGTACTATTACCTGCCTGAACAAAAGAAGCCCCTGCCCCATCGCCAGATATTCTAGCGGCATAAACAGTTGGCCCGGCAGGTATAGAAGGAGCCTGCACTACATTACCCGAAGTGTCAACTCCGAGAAGGTATGCTGGGGCTGCGTCTGGGAAATTAGCTGCGTCGTATTTGTTGAAAGTAACCTGCCCTTCATTTGATATGGTCAACTTCACTGATTCAACCTCCCCCTTCGTGGTGCTTACCGTAAAGCTAGAGTCTCCGTTTGCGGCGTCAGTCCAATACCCCCTAATGGTAGACATATTGACCTGGGTGCTATTCCCTGTAATATTTCCACTCAAAGCAATTGAGCTACCAAACCCTGCCGCTGCCGCTGCATTTCTTGCTTGAACAGTTAATGCGGGCGCCGAACTTGATGCTCCTTGAGACTTGGTTATATCGGTTTGAGCCGTGCCTGTGGACAGGGTTAGGATAAAGTTGTTGTAACCAAGGGTTGTATTCGCGGCAAGGTTTAAAGGGAATTTGCCGTTCAACTGCGTCTGAATGTTTGACGTCACGTTGTTAAGGAAGCCAAACTCAGTGTTGCTAATCAACCCAGTGCCAATTTTCTGTGCGTCAACTCCCGATGGAATATCTGAGGCAGAAAGAGTCGTGCCAGAAACTATAAGACCATTGGAATCATATGCCACCTTAGTAGACACACCGCCAGTAATCGGAGAGTTTGCAGTTAGCTTACCAGAGACATCACTCTGAAGCGTAATGATCTCACCTTGTATTGTTGTAATCTCTGCCTCTTGAGCTATTATGGCAGCCGAAGCGATATCAAGAGCGGGTCCAACAAAGGTGGGGCCTGGATACAACGCAGCACCGGCATAGGTAATGGTACTCGCATCAAACGCTGGTTGCGGAGCGTTAGGGTCATAATAAACTTCCCAAACAGCTTCTCCAGGAGCATTATTTACGCAAACGTAAAGTATGCCCAATGTGCCAGGAAGCCCACTTATATCTTCCCAAAGCGCACCTACTTCTACTCCTGCGGTGGAATCATCGTCTTCCGTTGGCTCACCGTCAACAAGACGGAATTGAATTGCGTTGATGAGCGTGTCGATTGTAGAGGCAGCATTGTTGTTTACCCACTGGTATGTATCCGGGTCACAGCATCCGCACTCGCATCCAGAAGCGTCAAGCTGACCCTCGATAAGCGCAAGTGTTCTGCGGTAGTTTTCAATGTCTCCACAAGAACGATAGTTTTGAGCCTGCGTGTAGTAGATCAACAAGTTATCTACAAACACTTGGTACTTAGATATTCGGTTACGCTGAAGTTCTGCGGCGTGAGCGTTGCGAAGGTTTTCGATGCAGGGAATAAGTCCGCAAAGAGATCCTGCACAACTAACCACGAACTCATGAACCCCGGAAGACACGTACTGAAGAATCAATCCGTCAGCCTGTAGCCTTTGAATCACTTGACTTAACGAAACACTAAAGGTCCCTGTAGCAAGCACGTTGTTGCTGTATGGGAGGGTATTCGTTATAATCTGAGAGTTGAAAGTCGGGGTTAGACTTGTCCATGCCGGGTAGTTGATCGTGGCATTTAGGCTTGTAATTGTCTGGCCGTCAAGAACGGTTGAGTTCGCTACCGCCCATGTGCCATTGGTTCCAACCTCGCAGTCATACGAGAAGGTTACCGCTGTTGCTGATTGAACACATCCTGAGTAGGTATATACCGCATCGAGCTGTACATTAGTGATGTCAAACACCAAGAACTCCCACGCGGAAGGATTGGTGATGTTCGTGGTGTTTATTGTAAGCGTAGGGCTTGTAAACGAAGTAGAAACAACTTGAGCTGAATCAGCGCCATTGTCAACACTATTTCCAGCCTCTAAGAAATTAGCCAAATACTCATAACCCGTAAGTTCAAGGGTATTTGAAGTGGCTGCATCTATCTCCGTTTCAAATTCATTGACCAAACGAAGAGAGTAAGTGAACTCATACACGCCATTTGCTACGTTACCATTCGTGTCGAGTGTCAATGGAAAAGTGAAAAATGGGGTTTGACCTGGATTGTCAACACCCCATGTTTCTAAGTTTATCATTGGATTAGCTATTCCCAGATTGGGAACAATGATGTCTCCATTAAAAGTGATTTGACCTAACCCCTTTGCTAGTTGGCCTGAAAGGTCTATACCCAAAGCCGAATAATTGGTTGAGTCTGTTACGATACCTCTCGGCGCCAACGCTCCCGTTACCGGGTTGGTGTACGTTAAATCGAACGTAAGGGTTACGGTGCTAATCATCTTTTATAGTTTTCTTAATTTACCTAATAATTCTTCATTCACTTTGAGGTGGTCAATCAACGCAAATGCAGCCTCGCTACCGGTCTGAGTTGATTCAAAGAATGGTGATTTCAACCACTTTGTACCATCGCCCCTACGGTCGCGAATATACCACATTCCGTCTTCATTTTTGATAAAATTCTCACTTATCAGTCGGTTAACTAACTCGTGGACAGACTCTGATGAAGTTTTAACCTCAGTCTTTTTTGGACCAATCAGTTCAAATGCGTTATTGCGGAATGTTTCTGAACCATTCTTGATGGCATCAAACAAGCGAACGCGATTCTGCTCTTCGGTGTCCAATACTGTCAAACCAAGTCCCTGAACGGCCTTTTTAACCACATCGTATGGAGTATCGAAGTAAATCAATGACTCCAGATCTCGATCTTGGCGAGCCTTATCGATACGAACCTTAGCCTCAACATCTGGGCGGCTAAATTCATATGTAGGATTGTTGCGCTTCTCCAAACAACGAGTTCCGTCGATATTTGGGTACAAGTAGTTCAAATAAAACAACAAATCTTTGTCACCGGGCTTCACTACCATTCCGTGAGTAACGGTAACCATGCCTGATTTGTCAAAATTCATTCGTCCCATGTTATTTACAACAGGAGCCGAAGTGTATTGGATGTAAATTCTGTCTCCGTTATCCGGATCAAGAATGTAGCCTCTTGCTCTGCGGGGAGTCCCCTTTGGCGGGTCTGTATGTGGGCGCGGAGTGGCATCGTGATTATTGGAAGCCACTTTGTATGCGACGACCATCTTTTCTTTTTTAGCCTTTACACTAATTGTTTTTCCCTTAAAAAACTCAGGGAAATCCTGTCTCATTTCTTCTTCGATCCAGTCTGGAATCGTTATCAAATTACCCGTTGCTATTTCGTAAAGCATATCGTATGTTTTATTTATTACTTATTTATTTCGTTTTTAAAACAAGGGGAGGTTGCCCTCCCCCGTTTTATAGTATCTAAAGATTACAAACCTACACCTACACCCATCAAACCATATTTGTTGGCGTTGATGAATTTGTATCCGATTTCGGAAACAATGTGGATGCCAAGCTCCCAAGTTTCTGTCTTGTTAGCAGCGGCACGACCACCAGTTTGCCACATATTCATGAAGGCTCCTGGCTTGTGACACATACGGATGTATTTACCCATGTTACCCAAACCATCGTCGATTCCTTGGCTTGAAAGTGGGAGGAATACAGCATAGCTCTTCCATACGTTATCAGTCTCGTCAAGACCAGCGCCAAACATCTGTGGGTTGTCGAATACACCCATACGAACCAATCCGAAGTTCTTGTTATTCACAACCAAGTTGTTGAAAGAATAAGTACGAGACATCAAATCAGCGTATGCGCCCTCACCCCAGAAGGTCTTTTGCATTTCAGCCTTATTAATTTGCACGTTTTGGTTTGCAAAGTAATTGGTAGTAGTGCTTCCGCCACCCAAAGCTTCTTCAATCTCACGTGAAGTTTGACCAGTAGTCCAAACCATGTAATTCTTGATGGATGCATCTTGAGTAGTCAAAGCAGCTTCCATGTCGTAGAACAAGTCAACTGTGATTCCACCTGCGCTGTCGATTGTTTGACCTTGAGAGTTGATGGTAGGAATCAAACCTGCTGTTGTTTGGAATGACTCCAAGTTAGTAGCGTTGTTTGAAGTAGTACCAGCCAAGAAGGTGTTTACAATTGAAACTTGGTGTTCGCGCTGCAAGTAGATTACGTCGCGTGAGTTAGAGTATGGGGTAGCAACACCATTCTCCAACTGAGAGTACCAAAGTTGATTGTAAAGCGCCTCAGAACTAGAAGTAGAATCGTGACGCATAGTCTGCAAGAAAGACGTGTAGAGAGTATCAAACACATACTTAGATGCCTGGCGAGTAGAGTTCTCAGGAACAGTTACACCCACATAGAAGAAGTAATCTCCAATTGCGATTGTGCCTGTAGCTGTTGAATCAAGTGGAACCAAATCAAATGCAAGAGCAGTTGTTTTGTTCTGTACTTGGAACAACTGACCAGTCAAAGCATGGCGATAGATATCGCGGTTTGCAGGCCAAGAGTACTGTGTTCCGTTTACCTCAGTAACGTAAGGACCGGTAGGATCCAAAGTCACAGCTCTACCAGCAGCAACAATAGAACCACCAGTCAAAACCTGGAATGGAACTTCCATTCGGTTCATTTCGAACCAACGAACAAGAGGCTGCTTGGCAATCTCACGATTACCAATAGCGTTCATGATGTGGTTCATAGCGTCCCAGTACTCATCACCGAAAGGCAAATAAGCTACTGAATCAAAATCTTCTTTAAGGGCATCCCACTGATTCTGGATGCCACCGTAGGTCATACCGTTCTGTACCGATAATGCACCTATATTACCATTAGCAACAAAACCCATTTTAGTAATTTTTTAAAAAGTTAAACCTTAATTTGTTGTGACGGCAAAGGAAGTCCTCTTGACAACAGATCTTTCTGAGCAGGAGACAGGTCCTTGCTGTCTAAATTCACTTTGTCTACACGATTAACCGTTTTTGGCTGACCGTTGTAGACCTCTTTTACCACTTTCTTTTCCACTTGGGCAGATAATGATTTGGCAATCTGTACTCCTAAATCTCCGTTCTGAAGCTTATGAACCAAGACTTCGTAAGATAACCAATCACGCACCGCTTGCTTGCCTTCTTTAGTGGTAGTATCAAAGGCTCTTCCCAAAAACCCGGCTCTTGGTGACTTTAGTATCTCTTCGATCTCTTCGCTTGAAACTTGTAGCGAAACTTCTGAATCTCCGAATTTATACGGCACTTCTTTGAGCTGCTTGGAGTAGGACTCTGCCTCACCAAGTGCTAAAGACTGCCTGTCAGCAAGTGTCTTTTCAGACTGGGCTTTCAGTTCTTTTGCAAATGTAAAAGGATTTTTAACTGTTTCTACATCTTTTTTAGTGTTCTGAACGATTTCTACTGCATCAAGAGCATCAGATTTCATCAGGGCTGTAGGATAATAGTTACCAGTTGTACCTATATTGTATCTTTCACGAATTGCCTCTTCGATTGTCTCACGACCAAGTTGTTTAAATTTGGTCGGATTTTTAATAGCTTCTGCCAAAATCAAAGTACTCAAAGGATCCTCCATCAAAGATTCCGGAGTCGCATTGACTATTTGATTGGCAAGGTTTGATGGAATGCCCTTTTTACCAAAAGCAACTAACGTCTTTGCCTCTTCAATACCGGCAAATGGGTCATCGGCATCCTGTAAAAGATTAAGTCCCTCTTGGATTTCACGCTCCTTTGCTTGGATTTCGTCAGCGCGTGTCTTATAAGACTTCAATTCTTCGAAATCAGTCTTAAAAACCTCTTCGTTTTCATATCCATACGCAGCAAACCAAGGAGTTTCCTGAGGAGTTTCCTGTGGAGTTACTTGTTCGGCAACTTGTTTGTTTTGATTTTCTAATTCGTTGTTTTCCATATGTTTTATACTCTACCTGTTATTTCGTTTCCTAATTCAGATTCCATTCGCGCCTCAAGAGATATCTGTTCCATTATCTGTTGGCCTTTTATCAGTTGAAGCTCATAATTGGCATCTTGCTTCATTTTCTGCAACTGCATAACCTTCTGAAGTTCAATGTTAGCCTTTTCGCGTTCAAGGGCTATTTGCATCTCCATCATCTCCCTGGCGGTCTGTCGTTTGGCCTCTTCTGATGCTATAGCTGACTGCTGTTGAACCCTAGCATTCTCCTCCATCATCTGCATAGCGTATTTCTCTTCGCGGTTACGAGCTTCGATTTCCTCTGTAGTCATATACCACAAAGCCTCATCTACGTCATCGTTTTTCAATAGTTGAGCTATGCGCTCTACGCTAGATGGTCGCAAAAGCACAGAACCATCCTTAGTTGGTATTTGAGACATCTGCATGGCTCTTTGCAGGATAGCAGATCTTTCTTTATCGTTTGGCAAAACCTTAGCGGATATAGCAAGCTGATCCAAAGACAACCCCTCTATTTCATCCAATGCTTCAACCATGTGAGAGCCAATAATGCTTTCGTAAAACTCTCTGATTTGTGGATCGTACTCAATATCTATACGCGCTTGATGGATTATTCGCTCGCCCACCTTTTGCTTGAATTGACGCTCTGACTCACGAAGTGGCCAGTTGGCGTGATTACCAGCAACAAAATCTTGTTCCATAACCCCAACAAGACGTTCGGCTGATTGGTCTGGACTTGCAGCCATTGCCTCAGGAATACCCATGCTATCCATGATCATTGTTTGGATGTTAGCGATTTGCTGAATCCATTCAACCCCCTGTGGGCCAAGACCATTGTCCATTTCTGTTAATGGCTGAGAAACATATTTCCCAGTGGCTGCATTGAACTTAGTGGCAACAACGTGAATACCGTTCTGACGGTGGACGTGCATGAGGTCGAACAGGTCGTACTCTACACCCCCAATCTTGATGTTGGCGGCTTCACCAACGTCAATTCTATATCCCTTTGGAGCAGCAGCCCATACAGCTGCGCGTAACTTCAATACAGCGAACATCAAGTCGTCAAGCAAACCTCTAACGCTTCGCGTAGGAGACTGGCCCGGAACTCGGTGAACAACATAAGAACTAAGAGGGCTTAACCCCTTTTGCATTTGGTTAGGCTTCTTTTTCCAGTCGTAAATGCGGTCTTGACCCGTCCCAGAAATAATATAAGAACCTTCATACCAGTAATTACAATGTACTTCATCATAACTTTCATTGGGATTCTTTTTCTTTTCTTCTACTGGTTTATTGTTTCTTAGATAGGTTATATACCCCTGCTTGTTAGTTCTTTCTACATATTGTTTGTAGTCTGTAGACAAATATTCAAACTTCAATACATACACCTTGAAATCCATCCAAACCCAACGGTTTGTTGTGGGATCTTTGCGCTCAAACGCCCACTGAGGTATAGAGGTAACGTCTGTTTGATAAGGAACATAGGACTTAGCCATCGACTGAATCTGCTCTTCGCTAAATCCAGCATCTATTAGTTTGTGGAAAATAGACTGTATAGTCTCTATGGCAACGTGTCCAACAGCAACTGGATCATCATTGTTGTCCTCATTCCAAAGCATTACCAGACGAGCTGGGTCAATATAGTCTGCTTTTACCTGTCCAGTCAGTGGATCGTTGTAAATCTTAGCACATCTAATGTGGAAGTCTATCGCATCCTTATTAAGAAGCATTCTCTTGTGTGGCCAGTCAGATGAACGAAAGCCAGATTCCGCCAGTTTCTCAAGAGCTACCTCATATTTTGTTTTGAAGAAGCCAAGACGATCGGCCATTTCAAGCATGGTTTCATCCTTTACTTCAAAAGGAACACTAAAACCCTTGACGCCCAATGACTTAGCCAATGGGTTAATGTATTTTGATCGGATATAGGTTTCTGTTTTCTTGTCTTTCTTCTTATTGATAATGTTCTTGTCTAATGATGCACATTTGATTTTGTAATCATTATCAGAAAGAATAGAGAGAAGGACGTTTGACAGTTTTCTCATTGGAGAAAAAATGTCGTAGCTAATGTTTGTCATCGCCTTTCTTTGGGCCTTACTCATACCTTTTATCGAAGCGGCAGCTTCACCTTGTGGTATGGACTTATTCCCTGTTGGCGAACCATTAGTAAACCAGTTCTTGTACTTTTCTTGAGACTGCATTCCAGAACCGTAGTTTCTAGTTTCCTGCATCTCAGGCAGTTGCGTGTAGCTAAAGTATGTACCTCCAGCACAAAACCGCGAATACAACGCACGCGCACAGCGTAAGCCAAATTCCGGTTTCAGTTTTTCACTTTCAGGTACGTTGTCATTCGGAAACAACACGCCTCCTGCTAATTGGGGCAAAATCATACTTTACAATTTTGGTTTTACTCGCAAATGTAGTAAATTTTTGATTAAATAGTTGAAAACAATTATTCTACATCGAAAGTCATAAACCCGCCCGTAACCTCTATTGGCTGGTAAACTTCCTTGTAAAGATCTGGCATTCTGCTTTTTATGGCTCTCATGCACCAACCGGTGGCGGCACACAAGTCATGGTTGGTCAAGTCATCAAGGCCCCTCATCTGACTCCACTCCTCGATTATCTCCCACATCTTCACGTACTTGACATTGTTGTTGAAGTAGGTCATTATATCCCCGGCCATTTCGTTTTTCTCAGCCTCCCCGGCCCAAACACCCGGCCTTCCCTCTTGCTTGCCATTGGACCCCAAGTCTTTCAACAAATAGCCATCAAACCCATTATCCCTAAAGTACTCGACAAGGGCTTCTCCATCGGGCCATTCAGGGTATACATAGGCCCCAAGGAATACAGCTGCCTTCAACCATTCCTCGTGGTACTCGGCTTTGTCTTCTGTCTGCCTGTTGTAAATCAGTACCCAGTCGTTGCTCACCCATTCGTTCCTTGGTTTGTTGTCCGGGTCCACCTGGCTATCTCGTTTGTAGAAAACCGCCGCCGCTGCGTTTGACTTCTTTTTACCAACCGTATTCCGCTTGTGGAATTTCACCGGGTCACAGCAAAGGAAAAATTTATTCATCACCGACGGGTCGGGGGCGTATATCGGTCCGCGCTCCTTTGGCGGAATGTATCCTTCCTCCATTGTAACCACCGTTCTCCTGTTTCTCTGTTCATGCGGGGGCAGGTAGCTCATTGTCCAACTTCCATTGGGATCGTTCTCTACGTATACGTCTCCGCCAAATTTATCCCCGGCCCACTTTAGGTTTATCTTGGTGCTGATTGGCGTTCTTGAAAACTTCAGTTCAGATATGCGGTCACGCATCTTCTCGATAGGCATACCCATATCCTTGGGGATTACGGCAAATGCTTGCTTCCAATTCATTGGAAAGTTCTGCTGCAACTTGATGAGCTTTTGCCACTCGCGCTTACGTTCGAAGTAATCCGCCTGGTTCAACAGGTACGACTTGGCGCCCTTGGTAATCCACTTGCCCTCGTTAGACATTACCGGTTCTTTTGGGTCGTCAATAATGCTTGCTCCGTACTCGTCGATATAACCCTCAACCGCGTAGTAGCCGGGCAGGAAGAAGTTGATGAGTCCTGATGGGGTTGTTCCGTTCTCGTTGCGGTCGGAGAAATGCGAGTCGTTGGCAATGTCAAAGAACTGCGCTCCGCCGCCGGTATCCATGTCACCAACCGTGGACGGCATGATACAAAACCCTCGGATGTTCTCCCCGCGCTCGATAGCCGGCTTCATCGTATTATACCACCAAGTAGGGATGTTTTGGTCTGCCGCCTTGGCGTCCGTCTTCTTCGCTGGCTCGTCACGGTAAACAAATGCGATTTCCGCCTCACCGTCCGCCGCCTTTTCCGACGACGAAAGTGGCGTGATGAAGCATTCCATTTGTTCGGGTACGATTCCCGCCCTTGCTGCTGATGCGATTGATCCTTCATATTGGAAACGTAATCCCTCCTTGGCCTCAATCCTTCCCCGGTAGTGTGGTCGGAAGAAGAACGGAAGTTTGCCAACGGGGGTTTGTATCTGCTTGATAAATATCTTGTTGACGGCCTGGTCCTCGTTCATTGCTTGGATGATAAAGGTTTGGTCAGGCATATTGAGCGTCCCCCACGTGCAGAAACAACAGGCGATAGCGGTCTTGGCGATACGACGTCCAGACACAAAGTTGATTCCGTGTACAGTTCTTTTACCCTTAGAGACAGTGATGTTTATGTTTGGTTCAATGTAATACTCTACACTCATATCCTTCATTTCCTCTGCAATAAGCTTGATGTCTTGATTGGAGTACTTTGTTTTTACAACGCCATCTTCTCTATAAAAAATCCTGTGCTTGTAGAATGCATCCTCTGTGGTATAGGCGTACATGAGCAGGTGAAACATCTTCCTTTGGTAATCCCTATAATCTGGTCGGTTGTTGTTTTTCCCGAAATTCTTTACAGGCCAAAAGTTTAGGAAAAAGTAGTTGGCCCCGTTTAGGTATACCGGTTTCCCTTTAATGAAACACCAGTACCCAACATACCTACGCTTGATTTGGAGTTTGATCCATTCAATCTCCATAGCGTAGTATTTCTGATTGGATTCAATCTCCTCATAGATGTCCTCAAGCCTTACATCACCGACCTCTTTGTACTTGGATTTGTTGGTTGCGTGTTTCTTATTGAATACAACCTCGTAGATGAGCTTTATCTTTTCGGGGATCTCTTGATAACGAAACTTCTGCTCCTTTGGCTCAATACCGTATCCGTCCACATATGTAAGCGCTTCCTCTCTTGTAACTTCGCGTTTCAAATGGTGTGAATACCATTCTTCAAGCCGGGGCATGGGTATGCGAATTGTATCCAACTCGTCGTCGTCCTCATGGAACGAAACGTATTTGTCCTCCTCATCGTATTCGTACTTCATGGTATAATACTTTATGGTATAATCTCCGGGAATATCTCTTTCTTCTCACGCCATATGCGGGAGTAGTGTTCTGGCTGTATCCCTAAATTCTCAGCCCTAACAGAGAATGTAATTGACTTCTGCAAGGTAATGCTAACCTCGTCATTCATTATCCGAGTCCTTGCATCTACAAGGGTTTGGCGCCAACTCTCAAGCCCTGCTTGGAAGTTCTTGTCGTCATTTGATCTGTCCACCGGCTGGGTCAACAACGCCCTCTGCAATGCGGCTATTCGGATGTCGGCCGTACTCATGATTGAGTAGTCCTCCGAACATTGTAGGCGCGTAAAGACGATGTAGCGCTCCACCGCCCAGTCCACATTCATCATGCAGAGCTGGGCGTACCCGTTCTCCATATCCGTGTCATCAACCATGATGTTGAGTTTGTTCAGCGTATATCGTTTGCGCTGGTTGATGTCCGGATAGGCATCTTTTACAGGGGTTCCTGGAGCGAACATATATATGAGATATCGAACAACCTTGTCGGCGCTAACCCCCTCAGGAAGGTCGTCAGACCTGTCGAGAATATGGGCTTGACTGGCCAGGTCCGAGAAACGGTATACGACCGCCTCGTCATCCGGGATGCCTTCAATGTTGTAGGATATTTTACTAAAGTCTAGTTTTATCATTCTTCAATTGCTAAAATTGCTCTTGGCTGAAATCTTATAAGGTCTGTTGAGTTAGCCATTGTAGAGTCCAACTTTGTACAATGCTGTTCCTTCATGCATACGATATCTCCCACCTTAACCTCTGTGTTCTTAAAGAAGTTATCATGAACGTATTTCGGTTGTCGTTTAGCGGGGATAACGATTTCAACACGTGCTATCTTCGATTCGGGCATGAACAGGACCCCCTTTTTTATGTCGTTCGGAATACGCCGGCCTATAATGTATCCATTAAGGCTTATTATTTCACCGTTTCTTTTTGCTGCGTACACACTGTGGGTTGGAACGGTTATATACTTTTTTCCATCTATCTCTGTAGCCTGCTCGCCGTCCTCAAGCAAAGTGCGCGTGTACATTGAGTCAAACCAAATCTCATCTCCAACAACTCCATCAAACTCACAATCAAAATCCCAACCTGCAAAGCTCACGTCTTTTTCAGGCAACTTCACTATCACTCCTCTTCTTACGGCCTGTTTGGCCTCCGCTTCTCCCACGTCTTCCTTAGCCGTCTTCTGTTGACTCGCGTATAGTTGATGGTATTTTTTTATGGCCTCAGTATCCTTGTAGTTGCTTTTCTTCATGGCGTTAATGAGGTTGTATATCTCATTGGGGTTTGCGTCATCAATGCTATCCTTTACGCTACTTACAATTTTCAAGGTTCCTCCATTAAACTGTATCTCATCTTCAGTCATAGAGTGTATCTCTACAAGGCACTCGCCATTCAGCAAACGAAGACGGTCTATGTCAATTCCATTTAAGTTCATTTTTGTGTGCGCTTATATATTTCAAACAGTTGTTTTTGGGTCTCAAAATTCTTTTTCCCAACCGGCAATCGCTTCTTTATCTTGTTGACCCCACGGCGAAGGGACGAGTAGGTTCCAAAAAGATTTATCGCGTCCCAATTACTCATCAAACACTCAATGTTATTCATGTCAGTGTTTTCCCGGTCTACGTAATACTCGAAAACCTCTATGATTTTCAGGTAGTTATTTTTTGTTTTTGTCCTTATCATAATGCTCTTTCAGTTTTTGAAAATAGGTTGACCGCTTTATCCTTGTCTCAACCTGTGTTTTGCCCATTTCCTCCAGGGTGCTTTTATACCTAACTATGGCCATCTCGACTTGATCGAGGTCTTCAGAAGTTATGCTTGGATTGCAATACAAAAGACTTCTCCTGGCCGATGAAGACATAGGAGTAAATATCTTCATGACCTCGTATATCTCTATCTTGTCGTCAATCATTTTCTTGACTAGAGCTACTGCTCTTTCCCAGTTTTGTGTATTATTCATATATCATAACTACGTTAGCTTCATTAACAACATAAACTTCATCGTCTTGTATTTCAACCCTTTGCAAGCTTCCTACAACACAAAGCTTTTGACCAACAACAAAATCACTGTTGTTTCCAATAGCCTGAACGGTTACGTCAAATTGCTTTTTATATCTTCGATCCAGCGAAACAAATATTCGCCCATCGGGTGGTCTTAATTTCGTCATGCAGCAAATATACGAATAAATCACACAGTGTCAAGTTCTTGCTTGTGAACAAGACTATTTTGCGTAAATTTGCGCTATGTTTATCTGCTCAATAGTGTTATGTCTGTTATCGATTGGTTTCATGATGAAAAACTCCATATATGGCTGTGGCAAAAGGTGTTACAAGACCCGAAAGGAGGCACAAGAACATTGTGACAATGATCAACAACCGTACATGTGTTGGGAGTGCGAAACATGGCACATAAAAAATAATGGAGAAAACACTTGACAACCTTGCGTGGTTGTTTTATGTTTGTAGAAATATTTCACCCCTCGTTTGTTACGAACCACAGCAAACTAGGGTTGGAAGATGGTTACAAATCATAACCAACTCAAAAGCTCGCAAAGTGGTTCTTGCGAGCTTTTTTTATCTATGCATAATCAATATTCAATCATTCCGGCGAGCGTGTTGCTCAGTAAGGAACTATCGTCTACAGAGAAGTTGCTCATAGGCGTAATCTCAAACCTATCAAACATCAAGGGGTATTGCTTTGCCTCAAATCACTACTTGGGCGAATGCCTTGGTATATCCAAGCATAGTGTTAGGCGGGTTATCGCCGACCTTGAGCAGAAAGGTGTTTTGGGGAGAATAGTCAAACTCAATAGTCGAAATGAGGTTGAGGTGAGATGTTTAACTATAAATACAGACGCTGATATTTTAAGCAGAACGGTCACCCCCGAAATACCAATGTCTGAAAATGAGGAGGATGAATTTTTTGATCATACCCCTGCTCAAAAACCTGCATACCCCCTGCTCAAAAACCTGCATACCCCTGCTCAGGAATGCTCACATAATAAAAAGAATAAAGTAAAAGAAGAAAATAAGTATTCTTTCGAGCAGTTTTGGCTGGCTTACGACAAGAAGGTTGACAAGAAACAAGCACTAACTGCTTGGAACAAACTATCCGATGGCGAACGCACCCTGGCAGTTGAAGGCATGGGAAACCATAAGAGCGGTCGCGAGCGCAAGTATTGGAAGGACCCGGTGCGATATCTTCGCGACAAAAGGTGGGAGGATGAACCGGTTAACACAAACACGAACGTAAAACAAACAAACTATAACTACGACGAAAATGACCCAAGGAATAAATGGTAAGGTATCCATCTACAAAGACTTCAATGACCTGCAAGGACACACGATTAGTGTACTGGGCGCACTTGAACGAATTAGGAACGGAAAGTCAAAGGCACTTGTCGAAAAGGCGAGGGAAGCCAAAACCAAGAAAGAGGCCGACGAGTTAAAAAAGAAGCTCCCTGCCGTTTGTTTTAGTGGGACTTTTTCCAAAAGAAAGGACTCTGACCTGCTCGAACACTCCGGATACATCGTTTTGGACTTCGACAACGTGGCGGATATGGCCCAAAAACGAAACGAATTGTGTTCGGTGGGGTATATTACCGCAGTTTGGATTTCGCCCTCAGGAAAGGGCTTAAAAGCGCTCGTCCAAATTGAGTGGAAAACTAAGCATAAGGAACACTTTGATGCCCTAATGGCGGAAATGCCCGACATTGACAAGACCGGTCGCAATGTTTCCCGGCTATGTTTCGAATCGTATGACCCTGATCTGTACTACAATCCGAATGCAGAGGTTTATAATAATTTACCTGTAAAGAAGGCTGACAGGAGGTTGCCCCAACAGATAACCACCGAGACGATTAACGATGACGACAAGATATTCCAAAACCTGTTGACGTGGATGACATCCAAGGGTGACGCCTTCCGCGAGGGCGAGAGGAACCACTTCGTGTTCAAGTTGGCAGCAAGCTGCTGCCGGTTCGGGATGATGGAGGAAACCTGCTATGGCCTGATGATGATGCATGTCACCCCCGACTCTAGCTTTAGTCAGAAGGAGTGCAGACACGCCATACGTAGCGCCTACCGGTCTAACATGAATCAGTGGAACACAGCTGAATTCACCAAGGACCAGTTGGTTAGTAAGGCTAACCATGCGGAGATTAATATCGTAATCACCGCAGAAGATGCGGAGAATATTGCCGCAGAGGATGTGATCTATGCCGAGGAGGTAATGGAACAGGCCGCTGAGATTTACCACAAGGGCTATCAGGCGGCCATGCCACTAGGCGTCCCATTGCTCGACAAACACTTCAAGAGGGTCAAGGGGGAGTTAACAATTGTTTCCGGAATAGGAAACTATGGTAAGTCGTCGTTTATGAAGTGGGAGATGGTGTTCCGCATGGTCAAGTTTGGTGAGAAGGTTGCCATCTTCACCCCTGAGGAATTGCCGGCCGAGCAGTTCTACCATGACCTTGTAGAGATTTATTTCGGGAAGGACTGCACACCCAACAACTACAACAGGCCGAGTTACGATGCGTACATGAAGGTGTACAAGATGATTGGGGAGCATGTCTTCATGGTGTACCCCAAGAACGTAAGCCCCACGCCCGACTACGTCAAAGAGGTGTTCCTGAGCATGATTATCAAGCACGGTGTGGACAGAGTGGTAATCGACCCGTTCAACCAGATGGCAAACGACTACACCAAGGGAGGGGGGCGAAGCGACAAGTACCTTGAGACGTTCCTGTCCGACTGCACCCGGTTTGCCCGAAAGAACAACGTGTACTTTGACATCGTGGTCCACCCACACAAGATGAGAAAAGGAGATGACGGCAATTACCCATGCCCAGAGGTGTTTGACCTTGCTGATGGGGCGATGTGGAACAACAAGGCCGACAACATCCTGATCTACCACCGTCCACTTGCTCAGACGGCGCCGGAAAGCCCGTTATGCGAGTTCCACTCCAAGAAGATTCGTAGGCAGAAGATTGTCGGCATCAAGGGATTCTTTGACTTTGAACTTGTAAGGTCTACTCGCAGGTTCACGTTCGAGGGCGTCGATTACCTTCAACAGGCGATCGAGGGTAAATATGTACAATCTGAAATCAAACAGCCAACCGCGATAAAGCCGAACAAGAGCTGGACAGATTCGAAGGAGGTGAGGGAATGGAACGAGGACGTTGGACACCCGAACGGGTATAGGGAAGCATGGGAGTGACGAAAAAAACCATATCGGGTATAAATTTAACGATTTTTTTCTTGCACAAAAGAAGCATATATGCTACATTTGCGAATATAACCAATTAATTAATCATAAAAATTATGGGATTAAATCAAGGTGGTTCATCAAACCGTACTTACCTCAGCATATCTGGCGGTAAGATTGCCAAGCGAGTTGCGGAAGGCACAGCTGGATCAGTCAAGTGTACTAGTAAAGATGGTACTAAAATTCATTACGAGGAGCGTTACGCATCTCTTTCGGGCTACATCACTGACGCTTTCAAGCGTGTGTCAGAACAGGGTTACGGCGATCAGCTGTGCATTGTTCTGAAGGATGGCGACAGCGAGTATCAAATCCAAATGCCGTGGTCTTCACGCTATTCGTCAGGGTTCTTCCTGTCAATGCCTAACATCGATGCAGGTAAGGAGATTACCCTTACCCCGTGGTCTAAGGAGATTGACGGAAAGACTCGCACAATGCTTTACCTCCGCCACGGGCAGGAGGATATCAAGTGGGGATGGACCAAGGACAACCCCGGCAATATGCCTGAGATGAAGCAGATCAAGGTAAAGGGCCAGGTTGTGTGGGACGACTCAGAGCGCCAAGAGTTCTTTGAGAAGCATCTCAACGAGATTTTCCTTCCGCAAGTGAAGGCGGTGGGTTCTGTAAAGAAGTTGGATTCATACGCGGCGCCGGCCCCTGTCGATGACCCCGGTGACGACCTGCCATTCTAATCTTAACTAGGGCCGTGGCGGGGGATAAACGCAGGCAAACCCGCTGCGGCCTAAACCTAAACGAAACGTAATGAGTAAACAAACAGCAGTAGAGTGGTTATATAGTGAGTTGTCCAAAAATCACATCTCAAATAATTCGATAAAAAGCAGAATTGATAAAGAAGTAGAAATTTGGAAACAAGCCAAAGCAATGGAGAAGGAGAACATAATAGAAAGTATGGGAATTGCATTTATTGATGCGTTAAAAATACAAGAAGGGAAAAAGTCATCATATAAAGATTGGGAACACTATTACAACGAAACATACGGAGGTGACAAATGAGTAAACAAACGGCAGTAGAGTGGTTGGTTGACAAAATTGAAAAAAATGTTCACCACACAATAAAAATACCTAACGAGTATTTTGAACAAGCCAAAGCAATGGAAAAGGAGCAGATTGAAGAGGCTTGGGATAAAAGATGTTCTCATGGAGTTGTTTCTCAAACTTGGCATATTGAAACAAAAAATGGTGAACAATACTACAACGAAACATACGGAGGTGACAAATGAGATACACATTTAAAGACCTTGTAAGGTTAGTCCCTGTAAACAAAAGGGCGGAGTTTACAAGAGTGTACGAGTACCTGCACAAGATTGAAAACCCACAGGAGAACGAAATACTCGAAATGGTAAGCAACTACTTTAACGTGAAACCGAGCGACATCAAGAGCGACAAGAGGTACGCCGACGTGGTTATGGCCCGGCACGTGTACATGACCACCGTAAAGGTGTGTTCCACTAAGACGCTGGCCGAGGTTGCCAAGTCGATAGACAAGGACCACGCAACGGTTTGCCACGCGCTGAAGAACATCAGAAGAGACTACGACTTCAATGCCGTTAGGCGCCATAAGATACGCGACTACATAGCGCAGTTAGACCAAGTTAAACAAGAACTATTATTAGACTTTTTCAATGAACGGAACCCTGATATCCTTGCCAACTACGC